CTAATTGAGCATTTTGAAGCGATGCCTGATTGTATGCACTAGCCCCAAATTGACTAGCCGCGCTGCCCAATTGAGAATTTTGAAGGGACGCTTGATTGGCTGCACTGGCTCCAAACTGGCTGGCGGCATTAGAGGCTTGCGCGTTTTGAAGGGATGCCTGATTGGCGGCATTAGCCCCGAATTGACTGGCTGCGCTACGCAATTGGGCGTTTTGGGAAGAAGCCTGATTGGCCGCGCTTGCTCCGAATTGACTGGCGGCGTTAACAGCCTGTGCGTTTATAGCCGCCTGAGTGTTAAAAGCCCCGGCATTGAACTGGCCGGCAGCGTTTAGCGATTGAGCGTTGAAACGAGCTTGTTCGTTTGCCGCGTTAGCCCCGAATTGGCTTGCCGAGTTAAGTGCCTGTTGGTCCGCCAATGAAAGTGAAAGCCCAGCTTGCTGTTTAGCCAATGCCACTTGAAGTGCCGCACTTTGATTCTGGGACTGAAGGGAAACGTCTTGCCCGTAAAGGCCCGTAGCGAAGCCACGATTGGCCGTAAGGTCTTGCGTGTAAGCCTGATTAAGCCCAGCGGCCATTTGCAGGTCTTCAGACTGCCTAGCCCGTTGTGCTGCAATCCGCGCCCCAATCTCCCCAGAAATGGCCGGATTGGACATCTCAAGGCCACGGGCGGCAAAGGCTTCACGGCTTCCCTGCTGGACAGAACGAAGCTCTTCCTGTGAAAGCTGACCCGTAGAGCCCGCAAGCTGCTGTGCCCGCTGCTGAAGGGTTTGTGCCGCACCACTGGGACCAGCGCCAAGAGCCTGTCCATAAAGCGATTGTCCAAGCAAACCCTGCCGAACCATCTGGGCATTAGCTTCCTCAACCGCACGGGCGCTTGCAGCCGTATACCCCTGACTTGCAGCTTGGCTTGCGGCATATTCCCGCATTGCAGCCTGTTCTGCGCTATATCCCTGCGAAGTGGCATCCGTAGACGCATAACCCTGCGAAGTGGCGTCTCTAGACGTATAACCTTGAGAGGCGGCATCTCTAGACGTATAACCTTGAGAGGTGGCGTTTGTGGCCCCATAGCCTTGAGAAGCAGCGTTTGTAGCCCCATACCCCTGCGAAGCTGCCAAACTGGCCCCATAGCCCTGCGTTGCCGCCGGACCCACTGCCTGCTGCCCTAGAACAGACGCACGGTAGGCCGCATAGGGGTCTCCGCTGTCCACCATGCCCCCGGCCTTGCCCAAGGCTCCAAACAGCTCAGAATTGCCCGCACGGTAGGCTGCTGTAAGTGCCGGAGAAAGGTTTGTTACGTCAGCCACACCAGCTGTCCGCGCAGCTTTATTGGCGGCACTCTCAATGGCCCCCGTTTTTCCGGCAAGAACCCCCACTGCGTCAACAATACCCCCAGAGCGTGGAACTGATGCTGGGTCAATGGTAGATGAGTTCCTAACGGCGGCTTCAAGCCAGAGGTTGGGGTCTCCACCCGCCGCTATCTCATTATCAAACCCCTCCTGCAACTCAGGGTGCAGCCGGAGCATTTCTTGCTCGTCAATCTTGCCTAACGCAGACTCAACGGTGCCTAGCTGACGCGCCCTCCCCGTATACCGTTCCGCCAGGACGCCTTGCTCAACAGCCTTGTTGGTTGTCCCATAGCCGGCCACTGCTTCCCTTAAAATCTGTTCTGTGTTGACGGAGGGCATTTTAAATAGTGGCTGGTTTTAGGTAGGCCAAACAACTGAGAATGGGAATCCAGCTTGCTGTGGAACGTCCCGCAAAGCCTTCCGATATGGCACCCACTTGTCTTTTGTTGCTTGGCTGATGTCCGCGCATTGAGTCCAATCGGACTTGGCAATTAACAAATCCCGCGCCTCACGAACCTCGACAGCTTTAGCTTTATGCTCCTCTGGGGTGGCAGAAAACGGAATGAGAGAAAACACCCCTGCGTTAAACGAATACTTCCCCGGCGTGTAGTCTGCCGGAAGCGTAGCCTCCACTATCTGCCAGCCTGCAATAACGTGCTTGGGATAGACGGCATCTGAGGACGTAATGGCGTCAGCCGTTTCCGTAAGACTGCCCACCGCAAGAATGTTTGACCCGTAGATTAGGATTTTCATGCGGCAATCTCAACGTTAACAAGGCGCATTTGATAGGTTGTGGCGGCGATAGTGGAGCCTCGACTCGATTGGCCAAGAAGAATAACTCTATTGCTTGCTACTGCTGGAATTGGATGGGCACTGATAAACTGAGAAGGCACACTAATAGAACCTCTATTAAAAATATAATCTCCATTTGATCTTACAACCATAAAGCTGGACGACCCAGCCGCCACAATAACTCCATTAAAACCAATAACATAATCACCGCTTGAAAGTCGGACAGCTAGGACATCAGACGATTTTGAATTCAAAATTGGTAAATTATTTCGCAATGCACCAGAAGTAATTGTGGTGCCAGAAATCTTATTTGGAACAAGAGCCAGTTCCCGACTAGAAGTACTTGCTGAAATGCCATCCATTACCGCCAAAAATTCACTGGTGCCTTGCGGAAGCAGGAAACCAAAACCAGCCGACGCAGTATATTCACCGGAAATGCTGTTGTAAAGTTTGGTTCCGGCAGTGACAGTTCCTGCGCTTTCGGTAAGAATTACAGCGCGAGCGGCACCGTCAACAGCTCCGTAGTAATTAAACAAGGCGGTGGTAGCCGTAAGTGGAAATAGGATGGGTTTGTAACGGTTGCCGGTATTAGTAGCTGAACCAAGATACGATAGTGCTTGCCATGCGTTAAGTGTTTCTACTGTTAAAACAGCACCAACTGTTACCGTAGTTCCTGAAATTGTAAATGCTTGAGCACCTGCAATAGTACCGATGGTATCAGGAGTAACCAGTGCTTTAGTTGCTGACAATAAACACGAGGCTGGCGCATTTGCACCTTGCCTTGTGCCACCAGCAGTCGGAGTGGCAACAGTGCAAACCGGAGGATTGGCATTGGTAGCGCTTACAACCACTGCGCTAATTGCCCTTGGAGCGGCGGCTCCGCTTATGTAAATCACAAGCCCAGTAGTAGCTGTTAGACCATAGGTTGCAGTACAATCAATAACATTGTCTACGGCAATGATGTTAACTGCGCTTCCCAAATTAACCGTAGTTCCACCGGACACTTGAAATGCGGCAACCGAAGTAGTGCCAGCACCAGTAGCGGTAGCATAACTGACGAGATAAAGCGTTGCCGCAAGTTGGGCAATCTTAGGCGCACCAGAAAAATCTTCAACTCCAGCCCCAGTGGCCGTAAGCGTAGATGACGGCGTGCCAACGGTTAAGGTGGTCGCACTAGAAAGCGAAATTACTACACCAATTAATGTTCCAGTTGTGCTGCTATAAAACACAATCGCCGTTGTGCTTGTAATTAAGAACACTGAGCGCGGCACCATGCTTGCCGTAGCCGATACAGTTACGGGCGTGCCCACCGCACCCGTGGTGTTATCAACCGCCACCGCAGCAAACCCGCTGGATAAGGCAAGAAAGTGAAGCGACTTATTAGAGTCAAACGCTACAAAAGGAAGAAACCGAGTGCCTGCGTAAGTTGAGCTAAAAGTGCTATCAATGGTGATGAGGCCGGGTTCCAGATTGTCGCCAGTGATGTTCCACACACCCGCAGCCGTAGTAATGTCTTGGCACGAAACAAATGCGGTGCCACCAGCAGCAATCGCCATAAGCAATGTTCCGCTAGTGTTTCTAATGCCCACAGGATAGGCACCGCTTGCGTTGTTGAGATAGAACTTGGGCGAACCAACCGATACCGTGGTAGCGTCAGGCAGCGTCACCGACTTACCAAGCGCGGTCATTGCGATGGGCTGATAGCCGGGAGAAGCAGCCGTCAGCGTGGTGTTGGTGGTAATCGTAGCCCCAGTAGAGCTTATGCCACCGGAGGGTATTGAACTTGCCCACGTCGTGCCGTTTGAGGTGAGAAGATTACCGCTGGTTCCCGGTGCTACAAATTGAACCGCACTTGTCCCATTGCCCAACAAGACGTTGTTGGCTGTAAGGGTAGCCGCTCCAGTGCCGCCATTAACCGCTGCTACGGTGCCCGTAAGCCCAAGCGTAACGGCTCCAGAGGCATTGGTTACCGCAATGTTGGTTCCAGCAGACAACC